AAGCTCCACACCTAAGCGCGGCGCGAGGTCGTATTCCTGGGCCGCGTAGATGTACGGGTTTATTTGGTCCTCCAGGATATTCTGGGAGAACTTAACAAGGTTTGCCGCTGCAAAATCCGCTTTTATAACTAATAAAGTTGTCGCCATTATTGAACCGGGTTTAACTCTTCCTCGTCTTTTGTGACCAGCCACTTAGCCGCCTCGGCTTCGTTGGCCGCAAAGCCTCCGCCTATTAGCAGCGCCTCGGCTTGTTCGTAAGTTATCTCGTCTTTATTGAACTTCCTAACGGTCCTTAAAAGCTGCTGCATTTGACGTCCTGTTAAGTTGGTCAAAGTGCTGTTAGCCTCCGCGCCTGGCGCCGGTACGCCCTCGGGCGTTGTGGGCTGTACACTTTGCGCCGGGCTGCTTTGGAGGTCAATCTCGAAAAGCTCTTTTTGCTCTTCCGGTGTTAACGCGGCTATAACCGAGTCTGGTATGAAGTCGAAAGGCTTTAGCGTGCTTAGCGTAAAGTCCGCGCCCGCCGGTAAGCCTTCGAGCTTTAAAAACGGTTTAATTTGGTCGAAGCCTTCCTTTATTAATTCCTGTCTTTTGAAGACTGAAAGCGCGAAAAGGCTAAGCGTATTTTTAAGCTCTTGCACGTTGCCCAGCTGGCCCTCCTTCGCAATGCTTACCAAAACGTCTGGCACACCCATAACACGGCAAACGCGTTTAGCTATACGCTCGCTGGCGCGGTCCGTTTGGTCTAATATCTCCGCAATATTTATAGTCGTTACCGTGGGCTTAAACTCCTCGGTATTTCCTTTAAGGTGCAAAATAGGGCTGGCGTCTTCGCCTGTGAAGTCCTGCAGCGCTTCATCAAAATAATCCTGGGACGTGTTGCCGTCTTCGTCTTCGTTTTGGTCGTCGATTGGACCGGTTGAAATTATAACCGGGGTCCTAAATCCCTGGGCTATATTTCGGAGGTCCAGGCGGCTTATTTTACCGTCGCTTACCAGGTCTTCGATTGAAGCGTAATAGCGGGGCACTGGGTAAATATCGTAAAACCGCCCGAGGCCTTTTCGGTAAACGTAAAGTATCTCGCCCAGCTGCTCGCCGTGCTTTCCTATTTGTTTTTTGATTGTCTGCAGGCGCTCCGCCGGCGGGCGTTCCGCGTCAAATTCTGGATAGAAAACCGTCTCGCTTTTGTCTTCACCTAGCTCGCCGTTTAGTGGGTTGAACTCAAAGCCGCCGTTAACCCTCCTAAGGTTGCTAACGTTTATATTATAAATTTTTCTTATTGAGCCGTCGTTATTAAATACCAGGCGGAGCGCGTACCCTTCAAGGTAAGCGACGTTTGTAACAATCTCGGCGGTAACGGCTAAAAGGCTTTGTTTGCTGTTTGCCTTAACGGCGTTTAGGCCTTCCAATATAAAGCCGTCCGCCTGTATAAACTGCTCCAGGCGCTCTATACATGCCGTCGCGGTTCCGCTATTGTCCACGGTCGCTATAATGGTATTTGGCAGGTTATCGAGCTCGCCGTAATAGTAGCGCTCATTTCCTTTGTTTCTGAGTATAACCGCAACGGCATTTTTTGCCGCGCTGGCTATCTTCTTTTTGAAGTCACCAACCGCCGCCAGTGCTCCGCGTGTTAACGTGGAGGCGTTCGCCTGTAGGTTAATAACCTTTTGCGCCTGGCGGACCTGCTTAGGGTTCTTAGCCATTTTTATTTTTTAGTTCTGATTCGTGTCTTCTTTGGGCGTGGGTCGCCCGCTCCGCCTCCTCCGGTTGCTGGTTGTTTCGGCGGTTCCGCCTCCGCTGCTTGTTCCTCCGGCACGTCCTCCAGCATAAAATGATTAAGGCCTTTCACGGCTTTTTGAACCGCCGCCCGCTTAATTGACTCCGAGTCGATAAGCAGGCCGCTGGTTAAAACTATAGTCTGGTTTGAATATTGCTTTTTAAATCGCTTCATAGCTTCTAAAATTTTGAACAAAGTAGTGAATAAAATTGAAAAGCCCCTAACCCGTGGAGGCTAAGGGCTTCTTTATTTTTCCGCTGCAGGCTGTTATTCTACCGGCGGAACTGGCCAAACTACCAGCGCGTCCAGAATAGCTATGTCCTCCGCTAAAGTACTGGCGGGCTCCTGCACTGATTGAAAATACCCTTGCAGGTTTTCATGGTTGCCGGTAAACCCTAAAGTATAAACATTACTGTCTAAGATAACCGTACCGCTTCCACCCTCAACGCTGGCCGCTTTTAGGCCAAAGTTTGCGAAATTCGCGCCCTTATTCATACCCCAAACCTCAAGCTCGCCGCTATTAGTTTCCGCAATCATAAAAAGCCCTTCGACGTCTATAAGTTCGTCAAGTGCTGCAAGTTCGCCAGCCGTGCTGTAGTAAGCGACTAAGTTAACCGCGTGGTTACGCAAATTAAAATTGTCCCCTACCTCTAAAGTCATAGCGGTATTATGCTTTTCGCGCTTCCCGATAAACTTAACCAGACCCTTGTCAGCCGCAAAGGTTAGCGCGGTTATTACGTTGTCAACTCCGAACGCTACCGTCGCAAGGTCTGAAAGGACCCCGATATAAACGCGTTTATTAAGGCCTCCCGGCTTTCTTAGCGCGTCACAATTTGGATCAATACCCCTCGTTAATTCATTACATGCCATAAGTTTTTTACATCTAAATAGTTAGAAAATAGGCGGAGTTTTTACGCTCCGCCCTCAAATTACAAAGGCTTGTATAAAAAGACCTCTTGACCGTATTTATAGGTAATATCCGATTTCATTCGGTTTTTCACTCTGTAAACGTCGTCGCCGGTTACGTCACCAAGGAATAAAACGCGCGCGTTAACTTCGTCAGAAAGCAAATCCACTCCTAGGAAAACGTTTCCTGGGTTCCATACCGCCGCGGTGTTGTCCGCCCAGTGTGGCATTGCTACTACATCAAAATCCAAGTACTTGAAAATTGAATCTTGTTCGAAGTAACTAACCAGCGTAAAGTCTCCACCGTTGCCCTGGATTAGGCCGTTTGCAACGCGGTAAGCGTCTGCCATACGGTCAGATAAGAATATCTTAGTCCGCCCGTTTCCGGTCTTACTTACCTGCTTCTTTACCTTTTGCGGAACGCTCATGTAAATAGCAGTGATTACGCTCATTATGTTGGTCTGGTTAACATACCAGCCAAAGCCTTCCGTTGCCGCCGTCGCGCCTGTTACGGCCTCTTCGATTGTCAAAACGAGCGCGTTAATAGCAATAACCGTAACCGTCTGGCCTGCGATTGTTGCTCCGCCTATTGTCTGGTTTCCGTCCGTGCCTGTCAAGGTTACGCGGTCCCCTACTATAATATTGTCAGCGTTTGCGACCGTAACCGTTGCCGCGTTAGCAGCTCCAGACGCGATAGCAGTAACCGCCACTTTTGCCGTCGGAGGCAAAGCCGTTTTTCTTACTGTAGCGTCCGCGATAGCCAAAGGCAAAAGACCCACGTAAGGCGCCGTAAATGTAGCCGTAGCAACCCCGCCAGCGTTAACTCCCGCTTTACCTAAGATATATAGCTGCTCGTTTCCGATCGCCATTTTAGGTGCGTAAACCTCCGACAAAAGGAAGTTGTAAAGCTCGGGCGTTAGCTTGTAATCTTCAAAGCTTCCTGGCTTTTGCTGCTCCGATTCCCAAGATAGCCGCAAGTCCACCGCGTCGATCTCGTCCATTACTTCGTAAGCTTTCATCTCCAAAGCCTTCTCGCTTAGTGCAATGTTACCCGCCTGGGCTACGAACTTAGCGCTCGGCTCTTGAAATTCAATAGCGCGGTTAACACCTCTTAAAATTTCCTTGCTCTTAACCGTCTCGATGCCTGTAACCAGGCCCCGGTTTACAATGCCGGCTGGTGCTAACATTGCCGGCGTCATTAGCTCCGCATAGAGCTTGCCGCCGTAAGTGTTCCCGTTAGGGTAAATAATTTCTGCCATTTTTTCCGTATGGTTTTGAAAGTTGAATATTTATTTTTTAGCCTCTGCTTTGTTCATGGCCTGCAACCTGAGTTTCTCGCCCGGGCTTAGTGCCTTGAACTCTTCCGGCGTTAAGCTTTTCGGGGTTAAGCTTTTCGGGGTTTTTGCCTTTTCGTCTGGGTCGCCCAGCACCTGGTTTTTAAGGTCCGCGAAGTCTTTAACCAAAGCGTTAAGCTTTTCGGTTGCGTCTCCTTTATCCTTTTTTAGGTTCGCGATTTGAGCGGAAAGACCAGCAACCGTGGAGGCGTGGCGCGCTTCAATCTCTTTTTTCTCTTCGTCAAAAGCAAGCTTTAAGGCCTCCATCTCTTCTGGAGCGGGTGCCGCTGCTGGTTCCGATGCTTCACTGATTACGCCGCTTTCGTCAACCGTAATAGTTTTGCCGTCTTCTAGCTCATAGCTGCCAGCCGGTGCCTTTTCTTCTGTTGGTAGTCCTTCGACCGCCAAAAATACCGGCTTACCTATAAGCTCGCCGCCCTCTTCGCCTCCAATAAACAAGGCCGTCCCGTCTTTTGCGAGTACTGCCATATTTTTAAGCGAAGTCTTAAAGAAGTTCTTAACCCCTGCGAGCGCTTTTTCAAAGGCGCTAACTTTGTCTTTGTGATCCATATTAAGTTTATTTAAAATTTGATTAACTAGATTTATAAAGCGCTCGTTTTGCCCTTTGATAACCGCTAAGGCTTTCAGCTCTTCGACTGTTTTATAAGCTGCTAATTCGTGCTCGGGCGTTTCACCCGGCGCGGCTATGTCTCCACTGGCATAAAAGTAAACCGTTAAACTTTCGT